GGAGAACATATGGGAGCATTTGGTTGTGACTCGTATGACATATCAGGAACAGTTGATGGAACGGGATCAAAAGGAGCTTTACACGGATTGACAAAGTTTTCAATGGAAGACGCCCCGGCTAATACATTCTTTTTAGAATATATAGCTAGACCGCAGACTGCTGAAATATTTTTTGAAGACGTTTTAATGGCATTAATATTTTATGGAATGCCAATATTAGCAGAAAATAATAAACCAAGATTATTATACTATTTAAGAAGAAGAGGATATAGAGGTTTTAGTATGAATAGACCTGATAAAATTTGGAACAAACTATCAGTTGCGGAAAAAGAAGTTGGTGGGATACCAAACTCTAGTGAAGATATAAAACAAGCTCACGCGGCTGCTATTGAAATGTATATTAATGACCACGTGGGCCTACTACCAGATGGTACTTATGGCACTTTGTATTTTAATGAAACTTTAAATGACTGGTCTAAGTTTGATATAACAAAAAGAACAAAGCATGATGCTTCAATAAGTTCTGGTTTAGCAATAATGGCTTGTAATAGACATTTATACCGACCGCATCCAAATAAAGAAAAGCAATCATTGAATATAAATATATCAAAGTATAATAACAAAGGATTTTCGTCACAGATAATTAAAAATAAAATATGAACTTAATACAACATTCTATAAATTTTCCATCACAAGCAGTTAGCGATATAGAAAAACTTAGCGAAGAGTATGGTTTAAAAGTTGCAAGAGCAATAAGACATGAATGGTTTTCAGGCGTAACGTCTAAATATCATAGTCATAAAAATAATTTTCACACGCTAAGATTATATGCTAGAGGAGAACAATCAATTCAAAAATATAAAAATGAATTATCTATAAATGGCGATTTATCTTATCTTAATTTAGATTGGAAACCAGTTCCCATTATTCCTAAATTTGTTGATATTGTTGTAAATGGAATGGCTGATAGAAGTTATGAAATTAATTGCTATTCACAAGACGAGCATGGTATAAATCAAAGAACACAATATATGGAATCCATATTAAGAGATATGCATTCTAAAGAATATAACGAAACCGCTAAACAATTATTTAATGTAGATCTTTATGAAAACAGTCCAGACATATTACCGTCTACCGAAGAAGAATTAAAACTTCATATGCAGCTTACGTACAAGCAAGCTATAGAATTATCTGAAGAGCAAGCACTAAACGTTTTGCTAGACGGCAGTGATTATGATTTAATAAGAAAAAGAGTTCTATATGATTTAACAGTGTTAGGTATTGGAGCAACTAAAACTACATTTGATTTTAGTAGCGGAGCTAAAGCTAAATATGTCGATCCAGCTGATTTAATATATTCTCACACAGAATCTCCTTATTTTGATGATGTTTACTACATTGGTGAAGTAAAAGAAATTCCAATAAATGAATTAGTTAAAGACTTCCCAGAATTAACAGAGGAAGATATTAAAGAAATAACAGATAAATATGCTTATCCTTTAGATTACATAACACACAAAGATAAAAACAAAGTTCAAGTTCTATACTTTAATTATAAAACACATATGAATGATGTTTATAAACTAAAAAAATTAGCTACTGGCGCTGAAAAAATTATAGAAAAAGATGATACATTTAATCCACCAGTAGAAAACATGGACGGTGATTTTAGTAAATTAGAAAGAGTTGTTGAAACTTTATACGAAGGCGTGTATATAATAGGTGCTGATAAATTACTAAAATGGAAAATGGCTGATAATATGATGCGTTCAGATTCTGATTTTGGTATTGTAAAAATGAATTATCAAATTGTTGCGCCTAGAATGTATGAAGGAAGAATTGAATCTATAGTAAGTAGAATAACTAGCTTTGCTGACATGATTCAATTAACTCACTTAAAACTGCAGCAAGTAATGTCTAGAATGGTGCCAGATGGTGTTTATTTAGATGCTGACGGTTTAGCTGAGATAGATTTAGGTAATGGAACAAATTACAATCCGCAAGAAGCTTTAAATATGTTTTTCCAAACTGGTAGTGTTATTGGTAGAAGTTTTACATCTGAGGGTGATATGAATCCTGGCAAAGTTCCAATACAACAAATTAACAATGGTGTAAGTGGTGGTAAATTACAAGCTTTAATTCAGACATATAATTATTATCTTCAAATGATAAGAGATGTAACCGGGTTAAATGAAGCAAGAGACGCTAGTACACCAAGTAGAGATGCTTTAGTTGGTGTTCAAAAATTAGCGGCTGCTAATTCCAATACAGCAACAAGACATATTTTGCAAGGAATGTTATTTTTAACCGCAGAAGTAGCAGAGTGTTTATCTTTACGTATAGCAGATATAATAGAATATTCTCCTACTAGGGACGCTTTTATAAGATCACTTGGAGCTCATAATGTTGCTACTCTTGAAGAAATGACAAACCTGCATTTGCATGATTTTGGTATATTTATAGAATTAATGCCAGACGAAGAAGAAAAACAAATATTAGAAAATAACATACAAGCAGCGTTACAGCAGCAAACAATAGACTTAGACGATGCTATTGACTTACGTAATGTTAGAAATATTAGATTAGCTAACGAGTTATTGAAAGTTAAAAGAAAAGCTAAATTAGAAAGGGATCAGCAAGTGCAACAACAAAACATGCAGGCCCAAGCGCAGGCCAATGCTCAAGCACAAGAAGCGGCTGCGCAAGCTGAAGTCCAAAAAAATCAAGCTAAAACCCAAGCGGATGCCCAATTAGAACAAACTAAAAACCAATTAAAAATACAATATCTACAACATGAAGTTCAACTCAAAAAAGAGTTAATGCAATTTGAATTTGATTTAAATTCTAAAATAGAAGGAATGAAGCAAAAAACCAAAGATGAGGTTGACATCATGAAAGAAGATAGAAAAGATATGAGGGTTGATAGACAGGCTGGTCATCAAATGAATTTAGCTAATATGAAAGAACAGCAAAAAACTGAAGGTGATTCACTTAAAAAGTTTGAATCCTCAGGTAATGATATACTTACAGGGGACGCTAGTATGGAAAGGTACGGTCTCTAATTTTTAATATTTTATAAAATTTTATTATGGAAGAACTAAACAAAGAAGTTGCCGAAGAAGCAATTGAACAAAATAATGAACAACCTATAGAAGAGGTTGTAGAAGAAATAGATGAATCTAAATTTGAAAGTGCTGGTAATCCAGACATTATTAAAGTAGATTTAGATAAAAAACCTCAAGAACAACAAAAAGAAGAGGTTACAAAAGTAAACATAGCTGAAGAGCCTAAAGTTGAAGAAAAAGAAGAAATTCAAGAAGATATTCCAGTAATTGAAGAGATTACAATGGAAGATCTTAAAGATAAACCAGTTGAAGAAATAAAGGAAGAAATAGTAGAAACTATAAATGAAGTAGAAGCAACTGGACAACCACTTCCAGAAAATGTACAAAAGTTAATGGATTTTATGGAAGAAACTGGAGGTGATATAAACGATTATGTAAATTTAAACAGAGACGTTAAAAAAATGGACGACTCTGACGTATTAGATGAGTATTATAGAACCACTAAATCTCATTTAACCGCAGAAGAAAGAGGATTTTTATTAGAAGATTCTTTTGGAATTGATGAAGAGGTAGATGATGAAAAAACAATACGTAAAAAGAAAATAGCCCTTAAAGAGCAAGTTGCCGAGGCTAGATCCCACTTAGACGGGTTAAAGTCTAAATACTATGAAGACATCAAAGCTGGGTCAAAGTTGACCAAAGAACAACAAGAAGCTATTGATTTCTTTAATAGATACAAAGAGGATAATGAAAAGCAGAAGAAAATATCTGAAGCAAATTCTAAATCATTTTTAAAGAAAACAGATAATTTATTTAATGACAAGTTCAAAGGTTTTGAATACAACGTCGGGGATAAAAGATATAGGTTTAATGTTAAAGATGTTGATAAGGTAAAGACAACACAAAGCGATATTAATAATTTTATTAGTAAATTTACTAATAAAGAAAATTCAACTATTGAAGACGCTGTAGGTTATCATAAATCTTTATTTACCGCTATGAATGCTGATAAAATTGCACAACATTTTTATGAGCAAGGTAGAGCGGATGCTACAAAAGCTAGAGTTGCTAAAGATAAAAATATAAATCTAGAACCTAGAAAAACCCACGGTGAATACGAAACTGGTGGTATAAAAGTCAAGGTACTAGGCCAATCTTCTTCTGATATGAAAAATAGATCCTTTAAAATTAGAAAAAGAAAATAACAATAATTTAAAAATAATACATTATGGCAATTACAGGTGGAAGTAGTTTGAATAGTGTACCTGCTGCTCAAAAGCAGACGCTATCTACAAACTACATTGACTTCAATCAAGATATGGGTTGGGCTCAACAATATTTACCAGACCTAATGGAGCAAGAAGCTGAAGTTTTCGGACCGAGAACTATTTCAGGTTTCTTATCTCAAGTTGGGGCTGAAGAACCTATGCAAGCTGACCAAGTTATTTGGTCTGAGCAATCAAGGTTACATTTATCTTATAAAGGAAACATTAACTCTGGTACTGCTGGTATTGATCCAGGTACAGGCGTTTCTAATATATGTCAATTTACAGTTGAATCAGATATTGATGAAACTTCAGGGTTTACTGCTGCTAATCACGGTATACGACCAAACGATCAAGTTATCGTTTCAAATTCTGACGGTGTATTCAAATGTCTAGTTTCAAGAGTAGTTCAATCTTCAGGTGTTAACACAGCTGTTGTTGATTTACTTCCATATGGATCATCTGCTTTATCAGCTAACACTGTTTCAAAAGGAACTACATTATTAGTTTATGGTTCTGAATTTGGTAAAGGTGATAAGTACTGGGCAATGGATAATTCAGGCGTTGGCGCTTTATCAAACAGTGATAGACGTGGAGCTAACGATC